GCTTCCTGTTCGGAATTGAAAATCTACATTACCACTTGTGTCATAAAAATAAAAATTACGAGATGTCCAATTACTGTCTCCAGCATAACCTGATGCTGGGCCAGAGGAGTGTTTAAGGTGAAAATTATTACGACTGGCACCATCGTTATAACAAGCTGTCAGAGTATAGGTACTACTACCAACTTTGTAAGAGTCACTTATAGCTGCAGGTAGATTAGGGCCTCCTACTCCATAACTAGTGTAGGCTGCTTTGCCACCATAAGCGTGGCTGCCTCCTGTAAAAGAAGCATAATCACTTTTATTTTTAGCCCCATAAAAATCAGGAACTTCAATTTGCGCTGTAGTACTAGTGGGTATGTTTGCATTTGCTGGAACAGCAAAAACATAAGTTCCTCCTCTGTTATATGTACTCATCGTTACATTAGAAGAAGGACCAGAAAATTCTGCCCTAATACTATTAAAATCTAATTGTCCACTTGATGGTAATGTCATTTTAATTCTAGCTCCTCAGCTTGTGGAATTTTCCATTTTGTAGGATTTATGTCACCAATGCTGTAATTACCCCAATGTTCATGGTCTTTGTATATATCAGGCACATATCCCCACGACGAAAACATAAGAGAAATACGACGTTTAGCGCTTTTATTCCTTACTTTAGTTATAGCATGATATATAGGTTTGTCAAAAAGTACCATATGGTTCTCTCTAGGCTCAACAACCAACATTTGTGACCCCTCTCTAACTCTATATCTTTCATCTAGTATAGGCCTACCTATAATATATTCTTCGGTCGGCAGTAATAGTAGCTCTCCGCCTTCCATTTTTTCATCTATGTTTACGTATAGTATGTGAGTATTTAAAGGAAACTGAACGACCATTTCAGGGTCTTCTTTACCATATTTTGCTGTGTCTATTTTAGCCTGCAACTCGTTAGCATCTACGTGAAATAAGGTTGAGTCAATTTGGTCCCTTACCCAATACTCTACGTGGTGATCTCTTCCTATTAAATGTCTAATTATTTCTTCTATAAAATTAGAAGACTCTTGTTGTCTTCTGCAAAAATTGTATGTTGGTATTTCTTCACAATGGTTTGTACAAAAATCTTTTAAATCTCTAAAACGAGCAGCATCTAAAACATTTTTAGAATAATATATATTTTCCTTTATCATACCAATCTTGCTTGCTTGAAATAAACTATCCCTTCATCAAAATCAAAGCTGTGTGGGTTTCTTAGAAGTTCGTCCGGAGTAACCGCACCCATTCTTGCCCAGTTAGTATGGCCATACAGTTTTTTACAAAGGCGATCCACGGTGCACGTTGGTAGATCAACTGAAGACATTGCCTCTTCAGGTGTTTCTGGTACCCACTCTATTTCAAATTCTTCTGTAAGCACTTTTCGTTTTCTCTTTCCATTTGTTTTATTTTATCGTCACGTTGTTGTTTAAGATTGAACACTCGTTCAGTGTGTTCTTTAATATATTCAACATCAGCGTCTGTAAAAAATTTGTTCATTCTTTCATAGCATACGGATCAGTCGATAGCTCTCGTTGTTTCTTCTCCGGTTGCTTGCCCATAATAATATCTTCCATATTTTTATATAAATAATTAGCCATTTGACCAATGACATTATCTTGTGACAATGTATCAACCAAATCTTTTAGTGACTCGTTATTTTGTAGACATCTAGATATTAGTTTACCACTTGCGCGTAGCTCTCTGTCTAGATAAGAATCTGTTGGCTTTAGTTTTACCCAAAATGCCATTGGAATAATACCTGTGTCAGTGACATCATAGTTTACAATACCAACAACTCGTCTACCATCAATTGGTAGAGTGAAAGTTGCACTAGGCATCCTATTAGGAATTTGTCTTCTCACCTTGTTATCCTTATTAATTAATGTCATCTCCGTGTTCCTCGATAAATTGGTATAAACCTATATTAGTCTCCTTCACCTGCTTTATCTCGTGCCACATTGTGTCTATAGTACTTTCTAATTTAACAATATATCTAGAATTTACAATAATAACTATTAGACAAACAAAAATTGTTAGGCCTGCCAACAAAAAATTAGTGTACGCTTTTAGTTCCGTAAGTAGTTTCTTCTTCATTATTTATTAACTCCTCCAATTTTTGCTCCCACATTCTTTTCCATTCGGGATCTTTTGCTCTTTCAGCAGCTTTTCGTAGGGAAGATACCCTAACTAAAAATATTATAAACTCATCATCGTTATCCATCCGTATTCATCCTCCGGGTCTAGTGGTCCCATTATTTACCTACCTCTGGTAAAGTTTCTCCTGACCATTTTGTTTTAGATTCAATACCGCCTTCAACATTAGTTCTTGTTTGATTTACTGGTAGCATTACATATCCGTTGTGGGTTGTTATTTTCATCCCCATATGCATAAATTCTTCTTCACACATAGTACAATCAACTTCTTTGTCTTGTACTCTAATAAAACTGTTTCCGTCACAGCGGGGACAAATAGCTTTAACGAGATCTACCATTTTTCTTTTTTATTTTTTGTTTAAGTAAAAAATCAATTAATGTTTGAATACTAACAGGAACCTCAAAATGAGATTTTGCTAATGATTCCAAACGTTTATGTGTATCCACAGATACCGAAACCGATTTAAAATTAGGGTTTGCTGGCATGCTTCTTTCTCCTTGTTCTGTTATTGTATGGGACAATATATATCAAATATAAGATTTGACAATATTTTATTTTAATTTATTTTATAGATATCTTCATCACCTTCATGTGTCGGGTGTTATTTCTTTTCCTTTTTAGCATCCGACACTATCTCTCCCCAGTTTGGTCCTTTTTCATAGTCTACTTTATTTGGTACACATAAGTCTGCGGAAGCTTCCATAACCTCTATTATTTTTTTAGCATGTTCAGGTGATTCAACGGATATATCTAGTTCATCATGCACCTGTATGTGAGGCACAACTCCTTCTTTATACAAATTTAACATTGCTCTTTTAGTCATGTCAGCTGCTGATCCTTGTATCAATTTATTTAAAGCCTTATAAGTAAAAGCTCTTTTTAGAAACTGACCATATTCTTTTTTTGCATCTTCCAGAGGTAGTGGTGTGGATACCCCAAATTCATCGGGTTGCCATAAATTAAAATGACAAGATCTTCCCTCTAGAGTACGTATCTTTCCTACTTCTTCTGCTTGTCGCATCACTCGTTCAGATATCATTTTAACAAATGGTGCATTTCTATGATATTCTTTTAATAAGCTCTCTGCGTCTTCTTTCATTAATCCTAATTCTGACATTAATTTGTTTTTACCCATACCATACATGATACCAAGGTTAATTGTTTTTGCTTGCTTACGATCAATGCCGGCCATGTCCGCAATCATCTGATGGAAATCAGCCTCACCTTTGTTGTATGCTTCAACAATTGTACTAGCGCCTTCCATATTCATCTTATGTGCATAGTGTACTAATATCCTAGGTTCTTGTTGTGAATAATCAAAACAACCCCAGGTATGTTTTTCTTCAGGTATAAATAAACTACGTAGCATTGGTCCTAATATTTTATGTCGTGCGGGTATCTGTTGTAAGTTAGGATTAGAATAACTAAACCTACCTGTAACTGTACCACCTTGATCTGATCGTATTTGATTTATATCTGCATGAATTCTACCGTTGTGTTCACGTTTTAAAATTGTTTCAATAAATGTAGAGTTCATTTTATCTAGTTCCCTACATGTAACCACTAGTTTAGGAAAATCGTGTGGGTGTGTTGCTAAAAAGTTTTTTGTAAAACTTGGTGCTCCTTTTTCTGTTCTATCAAAAGGTATATCTAATTTTTCAAAAGCTTTTGCAATAGATGCAGCTGACCATATTTCTACTTCTACCTCTGCCAGTTTTTTCATCTTCGCCCTAGTTTCTTTTTCTTCTTTCAATAAGAATTTTTTAACCTCTTCTGTTTTTTCTAAGTCTACCCTTACCCCTTTAAATTTCATGTCAACCAAACATGGAAATAAATCTGTTTCTAAATTAAAAACATTCCATAATTGTTCTTCATCCAGTTTTACTTTTAGCACATGCCATAGTTTTAAAGTTGCCTCCGCATCTCTTTCTGCATACTCTCCAACAAATGGAGCAGGTAGTCGCCACATTTCTGCCTTAGGATCAACACCCCACTCTTTAGCTGCTTCTCTTAATACAGCTTCATTCTTTCTTATGCCTGCGTAATCTTTTGCAACTGCATCAAGTGAATAACGAAATCTATTCTCATCCACTAAAGACGCTGCAATCATAGTATCTATAATACGACCATTAATTTTTAAACCCATCGCACGTATCCAAGACACATCATACATTGCATTATGAAATATTTTATCTGCAGGTAAATCTAAAACTGTTTGAAACCATTTTAACACAGTCTTTTTTCCTAAACAGCCTTTGCCGCCTTCATGCGCAAAAGGTAAATAAGCTTTCCAGCCATCTACTGCAACCGCAATACCAACAACTTCTCCGTCCCCAAAAATAGCACCCGAACCCAATTTTATTAAATTAGGATCACGTGTCTCCAAGTCGATAGCTATTTCTTTAGCAGATGATAAATCTAAACCCAATAGATTAGGTACAACCCAATCAGTTTCTGGACTAAAGTTCATTGGTGTTTGTAAAGGTTTTAAAGGTACATAAGGTCTTTTAGCCATTATATTGTTCCTTAAGTTTGTTTAAGAACCATATTGCTTTGTCTAAGTCCTCTATAGGTTTGCCTTTGTGTTCGTGTCGCCATATATATTTGACCGCACTGCCTTGTAGATAATATTTAAAACCGTCTCCTTGCATTGATTTAATTGCATCAATACATTGTACTCCACCTTTATTATAGTGTTCTGGATAGTTTACCGGATCATACTTCTTAGACATACGTACATTCTCCTGTGTCTACATTTACATTTAAAATATTTACACCAAGATTTTTTTGTATTGGTGTTAATGATCTATTTATTTTATAGCCGTCGCGCTTCCTTCTACATTCTGATTTCACGTCGATGAGTATAACCTCATATTCTTTTATTGCAACTAAATCAACAGCTCCTTGTTGAGACATGTTTCTACACACCAAATATCCTTGATCCCACAACCACATTGCAGCTATGTATTCTGCTTTATCGCCTTTTACATGTTCATGAAATCTCATATTTCATATCCTCTTTCATAATTTTTTGGTTCTAAAATATGTAGATTTTCTCTTGTTCTAGTAATGCCATTATAAAAAAGTCTATGTAGTTCGTCGGGGTTTGTGTCGTGTTGTTCTTTTGCTACTTTTGATATGTCTGTAAACAATAAAACATTATCACACTCACCTCCCTTTGCACCATGTATGGTTGACATACTTATTCGTGGCGCCTTGGTAATCTTTTCATTGTTTGCTAACATGTTTCTTATATAAATTTCTGTGAACGGATCTAATTTTTTAAAAGCATCATACCAAACTTTATCCGTCAACAATCCGTGATCCGCGGTGCACGTTTCATGATTATAGTATGAATCTTCTTTCAAAGTTGTTCCAGTCTTATACCCCCTAGCGACATTCTCTCCTAGGTAGCTATAGATATCTTTTATATCCTTAGAGTTTAAAGTAGTTCCACCTAGTCTAAACTTTTCCCAGTCTTGAATTGCTTTCAATAGTTTTAAAGGTAAAGAGTTATTGCCTTTTTTAGAATAGTACCAACCCCTTTCTTTACAAAGCTCTTCCGCATCTTCTAAAAGATAATTAGTACTAGCCAACACTAACCAGTTCCCTTTTGACATATCTATTTGTTCAATACTAGAATAACGTTCACTGCTTCCGGTTATCTTAGTCATTACACCTTTTTTATATTCTCTTTCAGAACAAGGTTGATATTCTTTTTCGTACCTGTTTTCTACTCTACCTATAACGCTTAGCGCAACCTCATGAATTACAGGAGGTACTCTATAAGACTTTTTTAGAATACGGATATTGTCGACTTCTCTGTCCAGCCTGAGGAAATGATCCACATCGGCTCCTGCCCATCTGAATATAGCCTGATCATCATCGCCTGCGATGTGAGTATTAGTAGATCTTCCCCAGAGGTTTCGCACCAACTTCCATTGGAGAGGAGATAAATCTTGGGCCTCATCGATGAACAAGACAGTAAATCTTGGAGCCATATCCGACTCAACAAACCTCTGTAACATATCTCCATAATCTAATAGCCCTGTTTCTTGCTTATATCTTTTTAGTTCTCTATCTATAAGATAAAGCTTATCCCTTTCTATGTCTATATAATGTGTATTTCTGTCGTATAGATCTAGCAAAGGTATGTCCATGGCTCTCGCTTTATCTATCAATCTTAAGTATTCATTGTCGGTAGTAAATGTTCCATCTTCTTCGCTATTGTAAGCAATTTTTATGTCTAAAGGTATGCCGCAATCTTTTCCAAACTCTTTATAATTAGCTTTTTGCATTACTTGTGTTTTCTTTAATCGTAGCTGATTAAATGCTAGTGAATGTAAAGTCCTAAAATAAGGAAAATCTTCTTCAACATACATTGGAAATTTTTCAATAGCTCTGCTTTTAGCTTCAATAGCCGCCTTTTTTGTAAAAGAAAAATAACCTATTTCCTTAGGATCAACAGCCTCATCTAAATGTTTTTTAACTATGTTTAAAAGCTCAGTTGTTTTACCTGTACCTGGAGGACCTAGTATTAATTCTTTCATTAGAAAGGTACCTCTTCTTCGTATGGCTTTTGAGAAACATCCGGTTCATATCTCTTCATAGCTTTTATTTTTACAAGACGAGGAGTTTGGTTTTTAATCTTTAATCTGACCTCTTCTACAAATATATCTTTTAATTGTTTTAATAAATTACCTGTTTTAGTTTTATCCATCTCCCAGTTATTACGTTTCGCAAATGCAAAGAAATCATCCATCTTAAATAATGTTATCTTCTTATCATCATCGGTCCACGCTGCTTTATTCAATATGTCTTCCTTAGTTCTTGCTTGTGCTCTATGCACTGTAAAGTCATACAATAAATTTTCTAACTGTTCGTTGCTGTTTAATGATTCTAAAGGCTCTATCTCTTCTAGATTTAACATAAGTTGTTTTAGATAAATCTCTCTCCAGTCTTTTGCTTTTGGTATAGGAGATATAATGTTAGCTTGATCTAATACAGCCAACGCAAATAAATTAGCATTGTGTAGCTGCATCGAGTTTAGTTCTATTCTTTTACCACCAACATTTAAAAACCATTGCGGTGGGTTAGATGCTATCTTACTTAATGTATCCATCTCCGGCATCTGCTCTTCCTCAAATCCAACACCAAATCTTTTAGTTCTACATTTAGCAGCATTACATACTCCACAAATAGGTTGATCTTTACACCTATATTTATCATAACCTCTTTTGTTTACTGATGCTAATAGTGCCTGTACTTCCTTATAGTTTAATGGTGGATTCATCCACTTAGTATTATCCTCCATAACTTTATCTTCCCAATTATCCGGGTTAGCCTGTTTATGATATACAGCTACATTAAATAATGCATTATTACGTGAGCCTTCACCAAAACCTTCGTCTGCTAATTTATTTAAACATGGTGGCCCATCTTTAAATGCTTCTTCTTTTACAACCTTGCCTTTTACTACAATAGATTCTATTTGAGCTTTAGTCTGTACTGAGTTGTCATATATTTTATAAAACTCTTCTAGACTAGCTTCTTCTCCATTTTCTAAAAACGTATACCTAAAACCTAATGTGTCTCCATGATATGGTAAGTTTAAAAAGTTTCCTGTATCTCCACGCTCCACGAGTATCTCTGTCTGTTTAGGAAATATCTCACTACCGCCAAAGCCTAGCGCCTCTGACATCATTTTTAATTTTGATTGCATCAGTGATGCTGGAATAAACTCTTTCGCAAATAAAAATAAATGTGCGCCGCCAGACTTTGATCTAAATGTTACTAATGGAAACTTTGCTTTCTTTACATCGTCAATTATTTTTTGATGACTTAAATTATATTCATCAACATCAATACATCCCCATCTACACATGTTGTCTTCATTAATAGGTATTACCCCTAGTGCAGGCTCTTTACCTTCAATGTGTTCTTTCCATAACTGATCAGGAATTGATTCTCTTTTAATAAATGCTTTACCAACGGCTTTACCTTTGTCTGTAGTTTCGCCTGATAATATTAATTGTCCATAAGCACTATTATTGCCTTCAAATATATCCTTAAATTTTTGCATACTCTCTTTGATACTCTCTAATTTTATCTTTATTTTTCTCTCTATACTCACGATAGTATTCGCGAGCCTTTCTTCGTTTATATTCTTTTCCCTCCGGACTGTCTAGAATTAAATTAATTCGCTCTTTCAGCCGTTTATTTTCATTACGTAAAGCGTCCATCGTTTTTTTACGATAGTAACGCATTTGATATAACGATTCTCTGCTTCTTTTCATACTAGAAATATGTTCCGGGCAGGGGGAGTTGCCCGGAACATCATGGTTAATTAAAACGGTACTTCGTCGTCTGACTTAGTACTGTCATTACCATGTTTTGCTTTGACGTCTCCCTTAGACACACTCTCAGCAAAACTTTTTGCGGACTCATACAAAGATTTTTCTTGTACTGGTCCAACCTTTTCAACACTCCAACCAAACCAAGTTCCCTTGTCGTTTGATTGTTCTACTGTTTTAAGGTTATACACGTGACTGTAAGCCGCCGGTGTGAACAGACCATTCTTTCCTTTGATCTTTAACGTGTTCATCATAGTGTTCCAGTTCTTCGCAACTTTTAACTGCGTAGATTTCATGGTTACTAGTGCGGTTTGCATATCTTCAGTCAATACAAAATACGATGCAGTGTTTTCAAGATAGTTACCATTAGATAATCTATCTTTGTAATTTGCATCACGTTTAGCTTGATTGATGATATCACTTGTTGACGGATGTATAGCTACAGGAGCACTTGTTCCTGTTCCTCTATCCGACCATTCAACATACTCACGTTTATAATAACATGGAATTATGTTGATTCCCTTCTCACCATCATACACTTGCTTAGTCACGGTATTAAATATCATACCTGCTTCAGCGCCTTCTATGTACTTAGCGTCCCGTTTATTTATCTCGGGTGATAGTTGTCCTAATACTCTTAGGAAAGGTAAAGCAAAATCTTCTGCTCCCATTTCTCCTATAGCTGTATTAGCGTCTTCTTCAAACATGCTTGTTAAAGCAATGTCTGTCTTCTTTTTTTCTGCTACTTGGTTCATGATTATATTCTCCTTGTTAATGTTTCATGATTCACGATTTCCGGCCTATTTTAGTTTGATCCTTCACAAACGTGTGAAAGAATTCGGAAGGCATGTCGAGGCCGGCCTCGACACGCTCCCTGTAGAGAGCCTTCAATGTCATGGGCTCAACTTTTTGTTTTTGTTGAGGCTCATAACCTTCTTGCTCTGCAAGGCTAAGCAATTGCTCTGCCTTGTTATCTTCGCCTTTACCGAATGTAACAGCAACCTCATTTTTAATAAGATCACCGAGTCCATTCTCTCGAAGCCAGTTGTATGCTAATTCCATAGAGTCTTTTTTTACAGTGCAACTGTAAGTTTTTTTAACTTCTACTCCACTACCATCAGCAAGTTTCAAAGATGACAGCCCTTGCTCTGCAAGTAATTCTGGTATCACCTCTGATGAAATTTTATCTGCTTTTTGTTTGATATCTTTAACTTGTTCTTCTAGTCTTATAATCTCTTCTTCATGCGCCTGCAGTTCTTGACAATGCATAGCCAAAGTTTTTATATCTGATTTTTCTATTAAGTTTTGTTGATCTTGTTCTAGATCATCTAATGTAAGTGTACTCACTCTATTTCTCCTTTATTATATATGTCTATCATTAAGGGATAATATCTTCTCTCTTGTCTATCCCATTTCAAGAGATTAAACTGTCCTTGCGTAATGTCACTAACAATAGCAGTGGATAATCCAATAATTGAAGGATCACCCGTACATAAAATATAATCATCGGGTTTAAAATCCTGTAAATTTTTTCTCATCTTTCTAATAAAAGGTGCCGTGCTGTACAACATATTATCTGTTGATGGTAAACAAATTACCAAATATCCAAAATCTGACGCACTTAAAATATTTATTTGTGGCGCCGGGTGCTGTAATACATATACAAAAGTTTCCTTAGGATTCTCTTTGTAGAATGCCAAAAACTCTGCGAGTGAACGTGGTTTATATAGTTCAAAAATTCTGTGTTTCATTTTTATTATACTTTCTTGTTGACAATAAGATAATCATATATACATTAATGTCAAGAAAGAATAATAAATTATTTTATGATAGATACATATAGGTATAAAACCAAGCCTTATGCCCATCAATTAAAGGCTTTAAAAAAGTCGTGGGCGCAGAAAAACTACGCTTTATTCATGGAAATGGGTACCGGCAAATCTAAAGTACTTGTGGATAACATTGCTATGTTATACGACAATGGCGCGATCCGCGGTGCACTAATAGTGGCACCTAAAGGTGTTTACAAGAATTGGGACCAAATAGAATTTCCTGTACATCTACCAGACCATGTCGAACACACAAAAGTATTGTGGGAAGCAAACATAACTAAGAAAAAACAGACTGAGTTAGATACATTATTTGATGGTAAAGAAGAACTTAAGATACTGATAATGAACGTAGAAGCTTTTTCTACGTCGAAAGGTCTGGACTTTGCGCATAGTTTCCTTAACATCTTTCTTGGAAGAGCTTTAATAGGAATTGACGAATCTACGACGATCAAGAGTCCGACAGCAAAGCGAACAAAAAATATTTTAACCATTGGGGAACTCGCGAAGTACCGTAGAATATTGACAGGCTCTCCCGTAACCAAGTCTCCGCTTGACTTATATAGTCAATGTGAATTCCTGGACCCTTGGCTATTAGGCCACAACTCTTATTACAGTTTTCGTGCACGTTATGCAAATATGGTCAAGAGAAATTTTGGCGGTCGTTCAGTGCAATTAGTTACTAGTTATAGAAGACTAGATGAACTTGGAGATAAGCTAGATGATTTTTCTTATCGTGTGTTGAAAGAAGACTGCTTAGATCTACCAGAAAAAGTATTTACTAAACGTATTGTAGAATTATCTAAAGAGCAAAAAGAAATATACGCGCAACTAAAAGAAACGGCGTTGGCATTTACAGAAGATGGCAAAGTTATGTCAACAGTAAATGTTATGACACAGTTGATGCGGTTGCATCAAGTCACTTGTGGTACGTTTAAAGCTGACGATGGTACAGTAAAACATCTTCCTAACAATCGAATACAGGCTTTAATGGATTGTCTAGAAGAAACTGACGGCAAGGTCATAATATGGGCAACTTACCGTGAGGACATCAAAAAAATAGTCGAATCTTTAAAAAAAGCTTACGGAGAAGCCTCTACAGTCGAATATCACGGTGGGGTGGATGCTACCCTTCGCCAGGAGCACATTGCTCAGTTTCAGCAAGAAAAGGGCCCTACACGCTATTTCGTAGGAAATGCACAAACTGGAGGGTACGGAATTACCCTTACGGCCGCAAATACAGTAATTTACTTTTCTAACTCATATGACCTAGAAAAAAGACTACAATCAGAAGATAGAGCGCACCGCATCGGCCAGACTGGCAGTGTATTGTACATAGATTTAATTGCAGAAGGTACTATAGATGAACGTATTGTAAAAGCATTAAGGACAAAGGTAAATATAGCAAATGAAATTATGGGAGAAGATCTTAAGAACTGGATCTAAAAAAGAATTGGAACGTACGACGTTCTTCCTTCTACTTTTTCTGCCTTCAATGTTTGTTTTCTTGATCTTGACATGGATGCTGAGCAATGAACCCACCCTGAATTGGGATCAACACCATCATAGAACTCTAGTATCAATTGATCAAAGTCACAGTTTTTACTAATCCACGA